TTCGTAAGTTAAATTCGCATATTTCCCAACTCCAACTTTTTCCAATGCTCCTTTTGTGTCAACATACGCCTTTCTTGTCGCCTGATTATCCGTAGTCGGGTCGCTGGCGGGAAGGACGGGGATAGAGGAGAAAGTTTTGACGCCTTGAAGGGTTTGATTGCCGGTCAATTTGACCGCCGCACTATCCAGCGCGCTAATATCGCTCGCCAGTGCGCTTAATTCCGCATTGATGTCATCGGCATCCGCCGTTTGTCCGTTTGTGATTGCCATATATTTACGAATTACTATTGGTGATTACATATTCGCACTCAATATCTTGATTGTCTCCTTTTGAAAAAGTCGGCGTGATAATTGACCGCGCGAAAAGCCTTGCCCCGCAAAACAATCCAAATTCGGTATAATCATCGTTGGCCAGTTCGGTATCGGCGATAAAAAACAAGAATGTCGCCTCGTCAAGGCCGGTTTCATCGGCGTCCATAACCTTGATGTCGCTCAAAACTGCTTCCTCCAAATCAGTGTCGCCGTCCGCCGCGGCCGTGGTTCCCGTCCCGATTTTGGCGTGGGTGATTTCCAGCGTATAGGTAAAATCGCCCAGCATATTTTTAATCGCGATATTCACGCCGCTGTTGGCATTTTTAACAATTAAGTTTTCAATCCAAGGCGTGATCCGGATTAACTCCCGCGTGCCGGCTTTGTAGACTTTGAAGCGATACCGGCCGCTTAATTTGTTTTGGGATTTGATTTTCATAATTTTAAGTTTCGCTCCACGTCCCGAAACCCCACCTGAACGCACCCCATTTATAGGGCGGCGCGGTAGTTGCTTTTGGAACGGTGCAAACATCCGTCATCGTCATCTGGTCGTCAAGCTGTGCCAGGGTGAGCAAGTTTTCCGGGTCAAATTCTTTAATTGTCCGGTAGCGAATTAAATCTTGCAGTAGCTGGATTATTCCCATTGTTCTCATCGTGGCCAGCCTAACGCTCCATATTGCCTTATCTTTGGCCTGCGGCTTGAATGTAACCCGCTGAATGAGGAAATCCTCGTCCACGCCCATTAAATCGGATTTCACGTTAATTATCTGTCCACTGCGAAGCCCCGCCGTGTCAGTTTGAAACTCCCCCTCAATCACGCCGTCCTTGTAGCCATTAAGCTGTGCCGTGGCGTATTGATAAGCCTCCGCGCGGCTGGTAATGCTCTTGTCTTCCTTGAAAAATTCATAAATGCCATACTGATTGATTGATACCGGTTCGGGAATTTTAACCAAAATGGGAAACAAAGGAATGCCGGTAATTTCCACCTTTTTGGCGGCCATACTTGCCTTGAAGCGCAATGATTTTTGCTCGTATGACCAGAAGCAGTCCGCGTCCTCTTCTTTGGTAAGATAATCAACGCCCACATCCACCGGCATCCCGTCAACCTCAACCGTTGGTTCTTCCGCAAATTTGTTTGCCAATGGGAAAATCATCTGGTCGGTCGTTCCAACATAGGTTTCAGTTCTCTCCACTCCGCGCTCTTCACTGCCGCGGATCGTCACGGAATTGCGGATTTGGTCAAGGTTATCCGTAATTTTCAGACTGTTGCGCAATGATTTTCCGTTGCTGTCGGTAATACCGAATGGCGCCACATTATCTTCCTGCGCAAAAAAATGAATGTCTTTGTCATAATCCACATACCAGTAATAGCCGGTTTCTTTGGCGATTTTTTCCAAACATTCAGGAACGCTCATCCGATTAAACAACATCGTCTTGATGGTAATGTCGCAATCAACATTCGCTCCGGTAAAATCTTCGGCATATTTTGATATGAGGTCGGCAATAATATAATCAACCGTTTTGTTGCTATAACTTTCCAGCACCAGCTTCCGGGCCAGAAATTGAGTATAGTCGCAACAGGTAACCTCAAACACCACGCGCTGGCCGTCCACCAATGATTTTTTAACTTGCGTAATCGCCCCGCCAAACTCTTTGACGCTGTCAACCTCCATCACCACTTCCTGATTTACTTCCGGCACAAACCCGCGGCTGGCGTATTTGTCTACTGAAAAAACCAGCGTGTCTTTTTCTTCGTTGACCGCATCTGTTTTTTGGATTGAATCAAAGACGATGTCATTGGTTCTATCCGTGCCGGCAATGGTGATAGTGATATTCATCGTTTTACAATTTCATCGTTTGTTTCAATTTTTGAATAATTTTCTCTCCAATCTCGTCGGCCGCGTCGCGATCCAGATAATAGCCGCCCTGGATGTAGACATTGATATTCGCTCCGGCATAGGCAGGAATCGGGCTATACGCGCTTGACAGCGGCAAAACGGCTTCCGGCCCGGCCTCGCCAATCATTGCAAGCGTGGGGCGGTTCACGATGCCGCCGGAGGCTAACTGTGGAATTGTCGGAATGCTAATCACGCTCATACCAAGAGCACTTCCGCCCTTTCTTGCCACTGAATTAAGCGCATTGATAACCGTATTTATCCCGTTAATTATGAAATTTATGCTTGTTTTAAAACCATTTTTAATTCCTTCCCAAACATCGGATACCACTTCGCCCATCCCTTCCCACATTGATTTCCAGGCATCGCTTATCGGTTTTGACAATTCTTCAAATTTTCCGCTTATCCAATTCCAGGCATCACCAATAGTTTTTTTAATGTTTTCCCATATCGGACTTAAAAATCCGCTAATCGCCGTCCAGACCGTATTCCACACGCCTTTAATAAAATTTAGGGCGGAACTGAAAGCCGCCTGAATTGTCGTCCAAGCCATTTGCAACGCTCCGATGATTATCTGCATCGTTGAAACAATATCAATTCCAAATAAATTAAAATATTCAATTACCAATCCAACAGCCAGCGCCGCGCCGAATTTAAAAGCTTCCTTGATTCCTTCCCATACGCCGATAAAAAAGTCAGTAATCCCGCCCCATACCGATTGTGCTGTTGAAACGATATTTCCCCAAACACCAGAAACAAAATCGTTGATTGCGTTCCAAATTTCAATCGTTTTCTCTTTAATCAAATCCCAATTCATAATGATTGCCGCGGCCAAAGCAACTATCAAACCAATAGCAATACCCCAAGGATTGCCGAATGTCAAAACTTTTATTGTTGCGGCAATCATATTTGCCGCATTGACAAAAGCGGGTATCATATACCCTGTAATTGCAGGGACTAACAATCCAGTAATAACTCCTGCGGCCGCGGCGATAGCTGTTTTATTTTCGCTGAACCATTTTGTAAATTCTTCTATTTTTTCTATACAACTTGGCAAAGTTTCTTGAACAATTTTTGTAGCAATTTGGATAAAACTCTTTGCCCATTCAAGTAATTTCGCCCCTTCATTCGCTAAAAATATGTTCCAAGTATCCTGCAAGTTAGACCACGTTTGATTTAAAGACCCACCTGCATTGCTAAAAGCATCGGCATATTTGCCGCCCTCTTTTCCTGCCATTGCAAAGGCCGCCGCTAAATCATTAAAGGCGCTATCACTATCTTTGACCATTTCGCTCGCCGCTTCTTTGGTTGTTCCATAATAGTCTGCAAGCAATTCAAGTATATTTACGCCCGCATAACCAAATTGGCGAATATCCATTTCGGTAATTTTTCCGGTATTGCCAATCTGTTGCAAATTCATAATAATTCTATCCAATTCGGCTTGCCCCTTTCCCCCCGCCGCCAAAGCCTTCCCCACATCAAGCAAAACTTGCTCGCTTTGAATGGCATCTTTTGTTACCAGTGTTAACGCTTTATTTGCTTCTACCAAGCCGGCAAATTCAAATGGCGTGCTGGCCGCGTCCCTTTGTATCATTTTGATTGCTTCATCGGCCTCCTCCATACTCCCAAGCAATGTTTGGAATCCTATTTTTTGCGTTTCAATATCCGCCGCCGCCTTGATTGAAGAAACCCCAAAAGCCCCCACTGCCGCGCCAACAACCGCAAAACCAGCCGTCATCTTTTTGATGGTGTCGGATACGTCTTTTGTCTCTTTCTCAAAATCTTTTAACTGATTTTTTGCCTCATTAAATGCTTGCTTTGCGTTGTTCTGGGCGGTAATGATGAATTGTAGAGTTTGGTCGGCCATTTTACTTTTTTATAGTTTTGTGTTTTAGTAGAGTAATTTAAATAAAATATATGAAGAAAAAAATTATTGTATCTATTTCAGTGTTTGCGTTATTTATTTTGATATGCACCACGTTATTTCTTGTTTTTTCAAATAAACAAACTCCGGCGGGAAAAATTGAACGCTTGCAACAAGAAATATCTAATAAAGAAGAATCTTCGGGATATAATCGTTGCGTAGAAAGAATTAACGCTCGGAATAAAGCTATTGAAGATTGCACCACGGAAAAAATTAGGCAAGCTGGATATGATGATGGATTAGATTGTATAGATAAATATACCGATCCAATATGTCAATCAACCGAAAGATATAATACCGAAGTAAATGGCAGTAATGAATGCAATGAAGCAATCCCAAAATCAGAAGAATTTAGCGACATAAAAGGATTATCAATTGTTGACTGTGTTTCATTGTTGAATGAATAATTTATTTTTAAATGGAATCATTAGAATCATTACAGAAGAAATCGGTTATAAAAATGCGTGATCAAGGCATCAAAAAAGTTGAATGGATTGCCGCGCTTGACGACCGTGTTTGTAATGATTGCCTTATGCGCGATGGGCAGATATTTGACATTGATAACGCTCCCGAACTTCCCGCCCATAAAGGTTGCCGCTGTTGCTATGGCCCGATTACTGAATACGAATTTGAAAGATTGTCTAAAATTCCGAAATGGAAAAAGAAAGTTAATTTTTGGTTTTCCGCTTTCAGGTATGAACCAATAAAAGCAATTAAAATTATTTTCCGCCGCCTCTTCAAATGAGGCGGTTATTTTTTACTTGCCTTTTTCGCTTCTTGCGCGTCAATCTCCATTTTGTCTTGTAGAAGTCCTATAAACCACTTCGGCTGTTCCATATACTGGTAATATGTCCACCCAAACTCTTGGCATATCGCCACAATCTGCATTTCCGGCGTTAACTTGCCGAGGCGATACCAGCGGCGGGCTTCCCGCCTTCGGATAAAAAATCAACATCATCGGCAATTTTGTTGACTTCATCAATCACGAAAGAATAATCGCATTTTCTCATCGCGCAAATCTTCTCATAGATATTCTTTTTTTCGCCAGCAACCGAAATAACGACTACATCAACTTTCGCTTTTTCGGTTTTGACGACAGCTTCGCCCAAATTAACTTCAATATCGCTTTTCATCGCCATATTGTGGTCAAGCATTTGCTTTCTAATCTTGTTGTTCTCTTCTCCCGTAATCCACGCTTTCAACTCCACTTCCGTTTTAGAAAACGGGCAAACAATTTTTTTTGTTTCCATTTTTTTTAGGCGGGCGGTTAATTCCACCCGCCTTGATTAAATTTATGCTTCGGCCAAATATTCGGCCACGCTATTGACAGTCTCAATGGTGATAACATTCTCTTCGCCGCTCTCATCGCTTTCTTCGGCGGTAAATTCAATGGCTTCCATCGTTGCGTCGCCAAGGCCGCCGTCTTCTGTCCAATTTTCAATCCGTAATCGCGGAATGGTGATGGTAATGCTGTCGCCATCGTCGCCGGTAAGCGTCAAGACCATTGATTGTTTGGTTAGTCCCTCAAATACGGTGCGCTGGTCGGTCGTCTCAAACAACAGCTTGAAACTGCCGGACACTTTTGATTCTTTGGCAATAAATCGGTCAACATCATTGCTTCCAGGTGCGTATTTAGCTTCAACGTTATTTTCAACTTTCAGTGAAAACTCTTGCACTTTAAATGTGTCATTATCAATTTTCAAACTTGCGTTTTTAAATGTGTAAATCTTCAAGTCTGTTTTTGTCGGCGTTCTGGTTTGCGTTGTCGGATATTTTGAAAGCAAATCAATCGTCGCTTTGACGACATCATCGGCAAACGAAATTTCCATCGTATTCACCACCGCGTTGGCGAATTGGCGGTCGTCAACCACGCGCCCGCGCCAGATTGTGGCCGATAGAGGGTCATTGCCGCCGGATAAAACCGATGTGTGCTTGTAATTGCTTCCATCCACCTCGCTGGAAACCGAACCTAACGCCAATGCCGCAAAATATGGAAAAATTATCGGATCAACGCAAATCTCAATCTTGCCTTCGCCGGACTTTTTACCTTCAACCGGTGCCGGGCCTTCGGCATAGCGCGACCCGCGGGCTTGCGTGTCGCCGATAATCTCCATTTTTTCCGCGAGATCGCACTCCAAAAATTCAAAATAATGTGTCGGGGCTACCGGAGTCCCCGCCGTTTCCTCTAACGCAATGCCCGCCGTTTGGCGTCTTTTAATTGAACTTGACATAGTTTTTTTATTATTTTTTAAATTTAAATTGATACATCCTGCAAAAATTCAACGATTATTGAAACTTCAACTTGAATTCTCGTGCCGCCGTCAATGTATGTTTTTTTTGAACTCACCGGCAAAACTCGCAATACATCCGAAAGTCCAAGATCGTTATTATCGCGGAAAAGCTTCTCAATTTTATATGTTCTGTCATCGCTGGTTGATTCAGCTCCGGCGCGGGTTTTGAATTGCTCCAATTTTTCTTGCAAAAGAACAATCTTATAATTTGCACGCACGCGATCTTGCGCGTTGGTAATAATCTCCGATTCGTTGCTATCCCAAACAACGCAGATATACGGATAACCCTTTTTTCCTTCCGAATCTATGTATCCGGCAACATTTTTAATCCCCTCCAATGTTTCCAAATATCCGATAATGGCGTTTTTAATCGTGTTTATCATACAAAAAAAGAGGCGAACCCCGCCGCATTTCTGCGGTGGAATTCGCCCCTTGGTTTGGTTAGCGAAAAATACTATTTAATTTCTTTAATTATACCTATTGCCCATAAAACAATCAAGTGCTAAAATCGTCTATGCCCAAAAACGACAAACCGCGCCACAAAAGCTTTGAATTCACGATTAACAACGATAACATTGAATTCATCATTGAAAAGGTTTTTGAAGATATGCCCGAAATGGTCAAAAAGCTCAAAGCGATACTGCACGGAAAATCAGATAAGCCCCCGCTTGGTTTTTAAGAAGTTTTTTTCAAGCTCTCTTTTTGTTTGGTGCACTCCCCAATTTAAAATGGCATTTCTGACAAACGGGCGCGCCTTCATCCGGCGCGTTCCTTCGTGGACAAACGGGGCATATTTAACTGGGTCTTCAATAATACCTTTGACATTGCCAGGAGTTTTCTCAATCCGCCAATGAATTCCCGTTCTCAACCGACCGGTATCCACCGGCGCGTTATGTTTTGATCTGGCGGCGATCTCCGGCAATAACCTGTCAAAAACCTTGACGATATTCTCATCGGTGGTTTCGGGATATTTCGCCAATAAATCTATCGCTTCGTCCAATTCTTTTATGTCAATCTTGAAAGATAGCATCCTATTGTTTTTTAGTAATCGTCAACTGCAAATTGGATAATCCCATAAACGACATTCTCTTGACGCCCGAAACTTCGTATTCATCTTCGCCGTCAATAATCCGGTCTTTTTCGGCAATATCGCAATCCTCGCAAAACATCCGATAATCCTTTTCATAGCCTCCGCCCATTGATTCCCTGAATTCCGCATCCAGCGGCTGGATATTGCACGCCACTCCGGTTAAATTAACCGCGTAGCTTTCAGTGTCAATGTCGTCCGGACTTTCGTCATCGGAAAGCCGATAAACATCAACGATTTTATCAAATAATGATTCAATCATAATTCCGCCATCCGTTGGTATTTGGCAAGGATGTTTTTAATACTTTCAAAATCGCCGGTTTGTTTGGTGTCTTTGTATGCCACGCTATATTCTCCCATCGTGATTGACTTTACTTCGCCGCCGCTATCCGCCGCATTATTGATTATTCCGGCCACCAACACCGTGCAAGCGAATTTAATATCGGCCGGAACCGCCACCGAATATCCCCATTTTGCGGTTATTGCCACATTCTGCCGCCCTCGGGTGAATTTCCCGTATTCCCGGGCAATAATAATTTTCGGTGTTTCGTTGGCCGGATAAGCAAAATAATCAATCTCTTCATCGTCCAATTCCACCTTTTCAATCTCCACGCAATCGTCAATGAATATCTCGCGATCGCCGTCGCCGTCAAAAAGCCGTTCACTGGCCGCGCTATCGGCGATAAAATTCCGGCCGGTTTCTTTGTCAATTTGGTTTTCCATTGCTTCAATCCATCCGTCAATCTGGCTATCCATCGTCGCGTCAATCTCTTGAAGCAAGTAATTCTCAATTTCTTCTTTGGTTGTGTATCCTTTTTTTGCCATAATTTTTAAGTTATTGCCCGCATTTTCTATACGGGTTTGTTTTTCGGGTATAGGGGCTGGCCTTGCGCCGATACGGGCTTGTTTTCGGCTTGTATGTGGAGCAAAGCCACTCATCCCACCGCGCCCTGATTTTTTCCGTGCCAATTCCACTATCAGACAAAATTATATTGGCAACAACTTTGGCCACATCAACCCCGATTGCCTCATCGCTCACCGCAATTCTTTTAAGAATTTCCACCACATCATCGGCGCTTCCCAAGTCGGTGATAGATATTCTTTTCAAAATAACGCTTATCTGGTCGTTCCCCGTGCCGCTGTCGGAGATTATCTTTTCGGGATTGCCTACTTTAATGTTTTCAATCGCCGATCCCGCTTCCTGTATCAATGTGCTCACAATTATTGACAATGTTTCGTTGGTAGCCCCGCTCTCCTGAATTGACACTCTCGCCGCCACATTTACCGCTTCAACCGCCGTTGCATTGTCCGCAATCGCCAACCTTGTCAAAACTCGCAAAACATCGCTTCCTTGCCCATTGTCCGCGACAAGCAACCGATTTACCACCCTAACGCTTTCCGTTGCCGTTGCCAGCTCATTTACGGCAATTCGGGCAATCAAACCAATCATCTCGCTTCCAACTCCGCTGTCTTGGATAAATTTGATTTCGCCGCCAATTTTTACTTCTTCATTCGCGCTCCCGCTATCGGCAACCAATACCGCCGATAGAATTTTGGCGATGTCTTCTCCCGTGCCGCTGTCTTGCGCGTATATCCTCGTCAAGATATTCACCAGCTCAACTCCCGTCCCGCTGTCTTGGATAAAGGCGTTTCTGATAATAGAGATGATGTCGCTTCCGCTTCCCGTTTCCTGCAAAACCAAACGGCTCAAAACATTGACCGTATCATTCCCGCTGGCGGTTTCCAAAATGGACAACAATGTTTTGATTGCCACATTTTCGTTGCCTGTGCCACTTTCCGAAATGATGATATTCGCGAGAACGCTTATCGCGTCATTGCCGCTGGCGGTATCTTGGATTGCGACGCTAACCCCGCCGGAAACCTCATCATTCCCGCTTCCGGTGTCTTGAATTGCAAGATTTACCAAAACGGCAATCGTTTCACTGGCGATCCCGCTGTCATTCACCGATAAGTGTATCAACGCGGACAACGCCTCGCTAGCCTCTCCGCTATCGGAAACGGAGATTGCCACCAACGCCTGCACCGCTTCACTGCCTGCCCCGCTATCTTGAATTGTCGCAAGATTGGCAAGGATATTTATCGCTTCGTTTCCGTTTCCGCTATCCGAAACCGCGATATTCGCAATTACTGAAACAATTTCGCTGGCGTTGCCATTGTCGGCAATCGCTATTTTTCGCAATACCTCCAAAGCGTCCGCTCCGCTTCCTGTTTCGGAAACGGCAATCTTGGCCAACGATTGCACCGCCTCGCTCCCCGCGCCTGTGTCCGTTATGGCGATATTCGCCAGCACATTGATTGCATCCGCGCCCGTCCCGCTGTCGCTCATCGCAAGGTTCGTCAAAATGCCGACAATCTCATTTCCGCTCCCGCTGTCGGCCACAATCGCGCGGATCACCAAAGAAAGCACATCCGCGCCGCTCCCGCTGTCAAGAATTGATTTAATCTGTTTTAATGAAACGCTGTCAGTCCCGCTCCCGCTGTCCGTTTGCGTCAATGAATTTTTAATTGCTGGAGTTGCGTCAACACCACTTCCGCTGTCGGATAAACCGACCAAAACCCTAACTGAAACGCTATCCGCACCGCTTCCGCTGTCGGTAACATCTTTTGCCGTCCCCCCTCCCCCCGCCTCGTAGGTGGCGTAGATGGAGTATTTACAACCGAGCCCACTTGCTTCTGCGTAAAAATCATCATCATCTAATGTCGCCGGCCAATTCGGATAAGTTACTGATGTATTTAATGCTCTGTCAGTTGTCGGGCCGCCTACGTCGTAAACAGTATATAATCCAAAATATCCTTCAAATTCATCCACTTCGCCCCAGGCATAAAGCCAATAATTCTTATTTGTGATTGACGCAGGTGTTGCCGGAAATAATACCTCATAAAAAACAACGCCATCCGTTTCGTTCCCAACAAAAATATGTTCGCTTGTTATATCAACTTGCGCCCCGTCAGTGCCGTCTTCGTAAATACCGCCACTCATTTTTTTACCATTGAGATAACCCTCCGAAAATCCCCCACCGGAAGCTATGTGCATTGAATAAAGCGTTCCCGAACCTCCTGAAGAATATTTGTTGCCAAGGAGGAAGTTAAGAAGTGTAGAACTTCCTCCCATTGTTTCATATCCAAAAGTCGGGTCAACTACCACTGGATAAACCGCCTTATCCAAAAACGCCTGTGGGATTTCTATCGTGTGCAGTTTTTTGACAACATCAATGTTTTGCTTCCCCCAAATTGAAACTCCTTTCGCGTCAGTGGCTTTAATGCGGTAAATGTGAAATGCCTTGCCGTTGCGATAAAGTTTGCCGTCAACATAATTCGCTGGACAATCTTTATAATAAGCGGCGATACTATCCATCACATTGGCAGGACGGATTGCACCTTCGTCTTTTTCTTGTTGCGTGAGTTCTGGTTGGTCAAAAAATTCCAAACCTTTGGTTTCAATAGATGACAAAATAAACCTTGTTGCTGGTTTTTCTTTTAAAACAATAGCCATCTCGTGCCCTCCGTCCTCGCTGGACTCCGGTTTATCCCAAAAATGCGCTTCAACTTTCGCACCTTTCCATTTCGTTTTTTCGCCGTCAAATTCAACGGTCGGGTTTTTCTCGGCGTGTTTCAATCTCAACGAAAAATTAACCTCGTTTGT